CAGTTAGATCGTGATGGATCTACACTTAGAACCTATAAATTCCACGATGTATTCCCAACTAATATAAGTCAGATTGATTTATCATATGAAACTACTGACACTATTGAAGAATTTACAGTTGAACTTCAGGTTCAGTGGTGGGAAGCACTTAGAGGTGTTGGAACCAATGCTGGTGGCGAAGACATAGGCTAAATCGCTAAATAGTGCTATAATACTTAATAGTTAAAGAAAAATTATACCATGCCTAGACTTTTTGGATTTTCTATTGATGATTCCTCAAAAAAGGCAGATTCAGTAATATCACCCGTCCCTAAAAATAATGAGGACGGTGTTGATTATTTTGTGCAATCTGGTTTTTATGGATCCTATGTTGATATAGAAGGTAGATATCGAACTGAATATGATCTAATTAAGAGATATCGTGAGATGTCATTACATCCCGAAGCGGATGCTGCGATTGAAGATGTAGTAAATGAAGCTTTAGTTAGTGATTTGTATGATTCTCCTATTGAAATAGAATTATCAAACGTAAATGCAAGTGATAAAGTAAAGGATTCAATAAGAGAAGAATTTAAATCTATCAAAGAAATGATGGATTTTGATAAAAAATCTCATGAAATTTTTAGAAATTGGTATGTTGATGGTAGATTATTTTATCTAAAAGTAATTGATGTTAAAAAACCACAAGATGGTATTCAAGAGATCAGATATATTGATCCGATGAAGATGAAGTATGTAAGACAGCAGAAAAAAGATAAAAAGAATAGAGTTAATGATGTTAATATTTCAAATGCTTATGAGGTAGATCCTAAAAAAGATATCTATCCAGAGATAGAAGAATATTATGTATATACACCAAAACCAAGTTATCCAACAGGAGTTTATTCACCTGGTGGTAGCGGATCTTCAAAAACACAAATTAAAATTGCAAAAGATTCAGTTTCATATGTAACTTCTGGATTGTTTGATCGTAATAAAGGTTCTTGTCTATCATACTTACATAAAGCAATTAAAGCACTTAATCAATTAAGAATGATTGAGGATAGTCTTGTAATTTATAGATTATCAAGAGCACCAGAAAGAAGAATATTTTATATTGATGTTGGTAATCTTCCTAAAGTAAAAGCGGAACAATATCTTCGTGATGTAATGATGCGTTATCGAAATAAATTAGTATATGATGCATCTACTGGTGAGATTCGTGATGATCGAAAACATATGAGTATGATGGAAGATTTCTGGCTACCAAGAAGAGAAGGTGGTAGAGGAACTGAAATTACAACTTTACCTGGTGGACAAAACTTAGGTGAACTTAGCGACATTGAATATTTTCAGAAAAAATTATATCGAGCACTCGGTGTTCCCGAATCTAGAATCGCAAGTGATGGTGGATTTAATTTAGGGAGATCTTCTGAGATATTAAGAGACGAATTAAAATTTGCTAAATTTGTTGGACGTTTAAGAAAAAGATTTGCAAATCTATTTTCAGATATGCTTAAGACGCAATTAATATTAAAAAATATAATTACACCAGAAGATTGGGATAGTATTAATGATCATATTCAATATGATTTCTTATACGATAATCAATTTGCTGAATTAAAAGAGTCTGAATTGGTAAATGAAAGACTTGGAACTTTAGCAACAATTGAACCTTATATTGGCAAGTATTATTCTAATCATTATGTAAGAACAAAAGTTCTTCGTCAAACTGAAACTGAAATTGAAGAAATAGACAAAGAAATTGAACAAGAAATTAAAGATGGAATTATTCCTGATCCAAGTGCTGTTGATCCAATCACTGGAGAACCTTTACCAGCAGAAGGTGAAATGGGAATGATGGGAGATGTTCCTGTTGAACCAGAAATAGATGGCGGTCTTACTGATGCACAGGTACAAAAAGATACCAAAAAGGCCGAGATATAAATAATTGATATAAAAAAGTGTAAAATTTATGGAAAGCATTGTCGATTTGATAGCAACTGATTCATCATCCACTAAAGTAGCAGATGATATTAAAGATGCGTTATATACAAAAGCTGCTGAAAGGGTAGAAGGTATTCGTCCTAATGTGGCAGATTCTATGTTTGCAGAACCAGAAGAAGATTCACAACCAGATGGAGAAGAGTAACGATGAGACTTTTACTTAAAGGTGCTGAAGCAGCTTTACCAGCAACAGTCGGAACTGCAACTAGTTTATCTAATGCTAGAGTAGTTCGTGTTGTGAATACTGCTACTGGTGCAGATCATTTAGTTACTATTCAAGATACAGCAGGTGGAACAACTTTAGGTAGTTTTACAGTAATGAGATCAACTAGTGAAGTGTTTGAAAAAGAACCAACCGATGTTATATTTGCTGCAAATACAGCTGTTCTAGCATCCGCTGTAGGATTTACCAATTAAGAAAAATGAAATTAATCACAGAAGAAGTTCAAAAAGTTAAATTCGTAACTGAAGGTAAAGGATCTAATAAGAAACTTTATATTGAGGGTGTTTTCTTACAAGGAAATATCAAAAACAGAAATGGTAGAATGTATCCTGTCGAAACTCTCTCTCGTGAAGTTGGCAGATACAACGAATCCTTTATTAAAAAAGGAAGAGCTCTTGGTGAACTTGGTCATCCAGAAGGACCAACAGTAAACCTTGATCGTGTTTCTCATAAAATAGTTTCTCTCGCTCAAGAAGGAAATAATTTTAGAGGTAAAGCACAACTACTCAATACACCAATGGGTAAAATTGCATCTTCACTTTTAGATGAAGGTGTAATGTTAGGAGTTTCTTCTCGTGGTATTGGTTCATTAAGAACAACGAATGAAGGATACAAAGTTGTAGGTGAAGATTTCATGTTGGCAACTGCTGCTGATATCGTTGCCGATCCTTCCGCACCTGATGCATTTGTGTCTGGAATTATGGAAGGAAAAGAGTGGATTTGGGAAGGTGGAATCCTTCGTGAACAACTCGCAAAACAAACCGAGAAACGAATTAATACACTCGTTGATCAAAAAAGACTTCAAGAACATAAGTTAAATCTCTTTAACGATTTTTTATCAAATCTTTAAGTTCTATAAATAAATACAGATTAAATCAAATCTCAATAAAAAAAATGTCCGTTGGCAACAATTTACAAGAAATGGAAAACGTAGTAACTAAGGGTGCTGCTAAATCTGATCCAATGCCGAAGTTAACCACAGGTGGAACTCCCGCATCATATGAAGATTTAGGTGGTCCTACCCCACAAAATTCAAAACCAGACGATGATTCAAACAAATTAAAAACACCTGGTACTTCTTTAAAGCAAGTAAAAGATGTTGTTAATAAAGGTGCTAAATCCGCAGATCCTGCTCCAGCGGGAATGAAGGAGGAAGAGCAAAAACCTGAAGATGAAGTAGTCGCTGAACAAGAAACTACTACGGACGAAGTTGTTGCCGAAGAACCAGAAACTACTGAAGATGCAGTTGCTGAACATCACGAAAAAGATGCTGATGGAAATGTAATCGAGCATGAAGAAGTAGTTGCTGAATCTGAAGAAGAGGAAATTGATGTTGAGCAAGACATTCAAGCACTTCTAGAAGGTGAAGAACTTTCTGAAGAATTCCAGAATAAAGCAAGGACAATTTTTGAAGCTGCGATTAAATCAAAACTTTCAGAAATCAAGGAACAAATTAAAGTTTCTTATGAAGAAAAACTTGTAGAAGAAGTTTCTTCTATAAAGGAAGAATTAAGCACTCGTGTAGATTCTTATCTTGAATACGTTGCAGACGAATGGGTTCAAGAAAATAAGATTGCTATAGAGCACGGTCTTAAATCTGAAATGACTGAATCATTCTTAAATGGAATGAGAGGTCTTTTTGAAGAACATTATGTAACAATCCCTGAAGAAAAATATGATGTCATCGAGAGCATGGTAGATAAACTTGATGAAATGGAAGAAAAACTCAACGAGCAAATAAACAAAAATGTTGCTCTTAACAAAAGATTATCAGAATCAACTGCAGATGTAATTTTTGCAGATGTAACCGAAGGACTTGCCCAAACACAAAGGGACAAGCTTGCTAATCTAATAGAAAATGTTGAGTTTGAAAGTGAAGCATCCTATCGTGAGAAAATATCAACATTAAGGAAGTCATACTTCCCAGATAATGCTGGTGTTCAAAGAGACAATTCAGAGAATTTAAGTGAAGGTAATCAGGCAGAAGTTCCTGCATCTGTTTCCAGTACAATGGAAGCCTATCTTAAGACTCTAGGAAGAGTTTCTAAAAAATGATTTTTATATCATAAATTCAAACTTAATACTTTTAAAGAGGTAAAAATTCATGCAAGCCCCTATTAATCAGGAGGCTCTACAGGAGAAATGGGCACCTCTACTTGATGCAGACGGACAATCAAAAATTTCCGATCCTCATCGTAGAATGGTAACAGCAGTTCTTCTAGAGAATCAAGAACAAGCACTTCGTGAAGAAAAAGAATTCTTATACGAACAACCAACAAACAGCACAGGTTCAAGTGGAACAACAGCAGGTTTCTCTGCATCTTCTACTGGTGCTATGCAAGGTTTCGACCCTGTACTTATCAGTTTAATCAGACGTTCAATGCCTAACTTAGTGGCATACGATCTTGCTGGTGTACAGCCAATGAATG